ATTGGGCAAAGTCGTCAGTGGCAAATGGGTCAGCTCCGACACTGATGTGCGTGGGAAGTGCTCGACCGTACTGCGTCACATGGAGGACAGCCTTCTGGGCGAATACATGAATGGCGTGCATTGCCTCTGTTCGCCAGAGTTCTTCGATGTGCTGGTCAGCCATACCAACGTCAAGGAAGCGTACAAGCAATACCAGCAAGGCATCATGCTGATCAACGATGTTCGCGCCGGCTTCACGTTCGGGGGCATTACCTTCTCGGAATACCGTGGGCAGGCGACCGACGTCAATGGCACCACCCGCCGCTTCATCGAGGCTGGGGAAGCCCATTGTTTCCCGCTTGGCACCATCGACACCTTCGGCACCTACTTCGCGCCGGCCGACTTCAACGAGACGGCCAACACACTGGGCCAGCCGCTGTACGCCAAGCAGGAACCGCGCAAGTTTGACCGGGGTACCGATCTTCACACCCAGTCCAACCCGCTGCCGATGTGTCATCGCCCGGGTGTGCTGGTCAAGCTGACGATGGCCTGATCATGGCGCTGATCGACAACTTGTACGAGGCCGCTGCCCATGCCGGGTTTCTCAAGCACTGCACCTGGCGGCCCAGCGATGGGTCGCCCGAGCAGGCTCAGCAGGTGGGCTTTGCCGCACCGGACGAAACCTTGCTCGATGGCCTGACGCTCAGCACCGACTACGTCATGTCTTATCCGGCCACGGTGTTCACTGGGCTGACAGCACGCGAATCCGTCGAGATCGATGGCCAGACCTTCCAGGTGCGTGACATCCGGGCCGTGGGCGACGGTTCGGAACTGCGCGCCAAACTCACGAGGATCTGACCCATGGCTGGCAATTCTGTCCGCGAGCGCATCCTGCTCGCGATGATGGCGGCCGTGCGTCCTGCCGTTGAATCCCTCGGGGCCAGCTTGCACCGTTCGCCCACGGTGGCGATCAGCCGGGACTTGTGTCCGGCCTTGGTGGTGTTTCCGGAAAACGAAACCATCACCGAGCGGGCCAACGATCGCGTGACCCGCGAACTGACGGTTCGTCTCGTCGCTCTGGCGCGAACCGTGGCACCGGCGACGCCGGAAACCGAAGCCGATCGCCTGCTCACGGCTGCACACCTCGCCTTGTTGGCTGACGGGAACTTCGGTGGGCTGGCAATGGGCATTCGGGAGCAGGAGTGTGAATGGGAGGTGGAAGACGCCGATGCGGTGGCCGTGGCGCTGCCGGCGCGTTACCGCATCACCTACCGGACGCTGGCCAACGATATCTCCATTCAAGGATGAGCTCATGAGCCGACTTGTATTAACCCGTCCGCATGTCCATGCGGGCAAGACCTATGCCGCAGGCGCCGTCCTCGACGTCGATGCCGACATCGCCGAATGGCTGTTGGCCAACGGCATCGCCGTGCCCGAACCCAAACCGACCCGTGGGGATGCTGAAACCTCACTCGTTCAACGCAAGGAACCCAAATCATGAGCACCTACGCTTCATTCCAAGGCCGTGTCTTTCTCGGCAAACGTGACCCGGCCGGTTTGCCGATCGAGGTCCGCTCGCCCGGTAACGTGGCCGAACTCAAGCTGTCCCTCAAGACGGACGTGCTGGAGCACTTCGAGAGCCAGACCGGCCAGCGTTCGCTGGACCATCGCATGGTCAAACAGAAGTCGGCCACGGTGAATCTCACCATCGAGGAATTCACCAAGGAAAACCTCGCGCTGGCCCTTTACGGCAACCATGTCGTCGGGACGCCCGGCACGGTGACTGCCGAGCCCATTGGCGGTGCCACCCCGACGCCGGGCGATCGCTACTTCCTGGCCCACCCCAAGGTGTCCAGCCTGGTGGTCACGGATTCGGCCGGAACACCCGCGACTTTGACGCTGGGTACGCACTACACCGCCGATGTGGACTTCGGTGCCGTCCAGTTTCTGGACACCACCGGCCTCACTGCACCGTTCAAGGCCAGCTACGCCTATGGGATCGCCACCGAAATCGGCATCTTCACCCAGGCACTGCCCGAGCGTTACCTGCGACTGGAGGGCATCAACACGGCACAAGGCAACGCCAAGGTGCTGGTCGAGTTGTACCGCGTGGCCTTCGATCCGCTGAAGGAAATCTCCTTCATCTCGGACGAGTACAACAAGTTCGAGCTCGAAGGCTCGCTCCTGGCCGATACCACCAAGCCTTACGACGCGGTGCTGGGTCAGTTCGGCCGCATCGTGCAACTTTGAAATGAGTCTTGAGAGGAGCAGCCATGAGTGAGTTGGATACCCTGGTGCCGGCCGGCATCGATCTGAGCATTGCGGGTGAAGCGATCAGCCTGAAACCGCTGAAGGTCGGGCAACTCCCCGCCTTTCTGAGGGTGATCTCGCCGGTGATGAAGCACCTGTCTGCCGGCGAGATCAACTGGCTCGAACTTTTCGGTGAGCGCGGTGATGACCTGCTGGCGGCGATTGCCATTGCCGTGGGCAAGCCCCGAGACTGGGTCGATGACTTGGCGGCGGACGATGCCATTCTGTTGGCGGCCAAGGTCATCGAGGTGAATGCGGATTTTTTTACCCGGACGGTGCTGCCGAAACTCGACGGACTGTTCAGCACGGTGAATCTGCCAGCGGGAATGCCGGTGTCTGGTTCGATTGCCTCCAGCACCTGATCGAACACGGCCACCGGTTGCCCGACATCCTAGACTACACCCTGGCCCAGGTGCGGGCCTTCATAGCAGCGTCCCATCGTGGTGATGCGGCCCGAGATGCGCGCTTGCTCTCACTCGTTGCCATTGGGTGTCGTGCCGACGCCCGCCATCTTGATAAGACCCTCGATCGATTGACTGATCATGCGCATCTCCGTTCGCATCAATAGTGCTGCCGCCCAGGCGCAACTGCGCCGTTGGGGTGGCGAGTTCCGGGCCAAGGTCCAGAAGGCCGTCGAACGGGCAATCACCAGCGAAGCCACCGACCTCAAGCAAGACGTGCGTAGCCACGTCGCGGGTCAGATGGCGGTGGTCAAGAAATCTTTCCTCAAAGGCTTCACCGCCCGGGTGCTGGCCAAAGACCCGAAGCGCTTGCCGGCCCTCTACGTTGGCTCACGCATTCCTTGGTCTGGGATGCATGAAAAGGGAGGAACGATCGCCGGCCGGATGCTGATTCCCCTGCATGGGCGCGTGGGCAGGAAGCGCTTCAAGGCGCAAGTCGCCAAGCTGATGCGCGGCGGTAACGCCTACTTCATCAAGAACGCCAAGGGACACATTGTCCTCATGGCAGAAAACCTCAAGGAGCACGACCGCCCGCTGGCCGGCTTCAAGCGTCGTTATCGCAAGGCGGAAGGCGTTAAACGACTGAAACGTGGTGCGGACATTCCGATCGCGGTGCTGGTGCCCAAGGTCGTCCTCAAAAAACGGCTCGATGTAGAGCGCTTGGTGGCTGGGCGTATCCCGAGATTGTCGGCGGCCATTGAAAAACAGATCAGACAGGTGAATTGAATCATGGCGAATCGCATTTCTGTCCTTGTCGCGCTCGATGGCGCCGACGAGGGGCTCAAACGCGCCATCACCTCGGCCGAGAAATCCCTGGGCGAACTGTCCGCCAGCGCCAAGACCGCTGGCGACAAGGCGGCGGCTGGCATGGCCGAAGTCAAAGCCGGGATGTCGGCCTTTGGCGAACAGGTCGACCGGGCCAAGACGCAATTGCTGGCCTTCCTGTCGATCAATTGGGCGGCAGGCAAGGTACAGGAGATCGTGCAGATCGCCGACGCCTGGAACATGATGTCCGCGCGCCTGAAACTGGCGACCGCCGGCCAGCGTGAGTACGCCGTCGCCCAAAAGGAGCTGTTCGACATCGCCCAGCGCATCGGCGTGCCGATCCAGGAAACCGCCACGCTGTACGGCAAGCTGCAGCAGGCGGTGCGCATGTTGGGTGGTGAGCAGAGGGACGCACTCTCGATCACCGAGAGCATTTCACAGGCGCTGCGTCTTTCCGGCGCATCCGCCACCGAAGCGCAATCGTCCCTGCTGCAATTCGGTCAAGCACTGGCCTCGGGCGTGCTGCGTGGTGAGGAGTTCAACTCCGTCGTCGAGAACAGCCCGCGTCTGGCGCAAGCGCTGGCCGATGGCCTGAACGTGCCGATCGGACGGCTGCGTAAGCTCGCCGAGGAAGGACGCCTCACCGCCGACGTGGTGGTCAATGCGCTGATGAGCCAGAAAGATAAGCTGGCCAGCGAGTACGCCCAATTGCCGGCCACGGTGAGTCAGGCCTTCGAGCGCCTGCGCAACGCCTTCGGTCAGTGGGTCAGTCGCCTCGATGAATCGACGGGGATCACCAAGAAGCTGAGTGATGCCATGACCTGGCTGGCGCAGAACCTCGATACCGTGATGCAGTGGTTGAAACGCATCGCCGAAGTTGGTCTGGCGGTGCTGATCTACCGTCTGATCCCGGCGTTAATCACCGCGTGGCAAACCGCCGGCGCCGCTGCCGTCGCGGCCGCCAGTGCGACTTCTGCCGCATGGGCGACGGCCAACCTGTCGGTGTCGGCGGCCGTGGCCAGCGTCGGTGTGCTCAAGACGGCCTTTGCCGTGCTGGGGTCATTCCTGGTCGGCTGGGAAATCGGCACCTGGCTCTCGGAGAAATTCGAGATCGTCAGGAAGGCTGGCATCTTCATGGTGGAGATTCTGGTCAAGGCGATCGAGCAGTTGCAGTACCGCTGGGAAGCCTTTGCCGCGATCTTTACGTCCGACACCATTGATGAGGCGACCCGGCGCCACCAGCAACGCCTGACGGAGATGAACCAGATCTTCGGCCAGATGTACGCCGACGCGGGCAAGGGGGCTGACGCTGCCAAAGGGGCGATGAACACCGCCGCGACCGCCGCCGAGGAGATCGCCAAGCGGCTGGAAGCCGTTCGCCAAGGAACACAGGAAGCGGTGGGGCGTGGCGTCGAAGCGGTGCACACCGCACTCGAGAAGCTGAAATCCCGTTTGGGCGAAGTCGAACAGGCAGTCGGCAAAGCGCAGGGGGTCGTCAATGACGCCACAGCCAAGATGGCCGATGCCTACAAGGGGCTGACCAGCATCGTCGAGGCCAACCTGCAGCGCCAGATCGATGCGGTCAAGGCGCGCTACCAGCAGGAACAAACCGCACTGGAACTCAAAACCCAGTCAGAAACCGCGCTAATCGCCAAATCGACCACGCTGCTCACCGAGGCATTGCAGCAGCAAACCACGCTGCGACAGCAGGCCACCACGACCACGCTGAAGCTGATCGACGACGAGGGCCGGGCGCACACGGAGGCGGCACAACGGCAGGGGCAGACTGAAGCCGAGCGTTCGGCCAACGTCACCCGTGTCGAAAACGAGATCCTAGCCACCAAGCGTCAGACCATGACGCAGGCGCTGTCGGAATACCGCCAGCACATCGACG